CGCTTGAGCGAGATCTTGCTGACCTCGAGATCTTTGAGTTGTTCAACGTCGCCATGTCAAAGAAGGGCCTCCCTTCTCGCCTAATCTCTAAGCTACTTCCTCTTGTCAATGCTGAGATCCAGAACATTCTACTCGGTGTCTGCAATTTCACAGTCGAGCTTGAGGTTGATGAGGAGTCGAACTCACTTGAAGTTTACATTAACTACGGTGACAAGCGACGGATAATTGAGCTAGGATCGGGAATGGAAAAGATGATCTCTGCAATTGCGACAAGAGTTGCTCTCATCAATATGTCATCTTTGCCTAAATCCAACATCTTCATCATTGACGAGGGGTTTGGCGCACTTGATGACACCAATCTTGAAGCATGCTCGCGCCTGCTGCGGTCGCTGAAGAAGCACTTCAACCAGATCCTCATCATCTCACACGTAGATGCAATCAAGGATGCAGTTGACAACTTTGTTGAGATCAACTGGATCGACGGAGGCGCAAGTGTCAGATACTCCTGATGTCACTCCGTTATTCTGTCTTGTCTGTGAGACAGTGATGGTTGGGCAAGATGATGTTGATTACCACAGGCTGTTCCAGTGCTGCACAGAGTGCGGCATGAAGTGGGCTGAGGTGAACCGCACACAATGGTTAAAGGGATGGCGTCCTAACAGAGATGATGTGGATGCTGAAATTATTAATAGAAGATCGCACATACTTAACGAAATAGATATACTAAGAGGATAGTCGCATGCTTTCAATGCAACAAGTAAATACACTCGGGCAGCTTATCGACACAACTTTCGGTAAAAGCTCAACAACAACTGCACCGACGGTGTCAATAAAGATGACGCTCCAGGGTAACTCTCTCATCGTTAAGTACACAACGCTGGTTCACTTTGCTTCCGAGCAATCCATGAGAGAGCAGTCAAAAGAGCTGGAGCGCGCTGCAGTTCAGCTTACTAAGAAGTCGATTGATCAAGTTGAGAAAGATTTCAAGAGAATTGAAGGTAAGACACTCAATCTCAAGAAGAAGACGACTGACAACGGCATCGAGCTGATCAGCATGTCGCCTTACAATCCACGTAAAGTTGCATACTATAGATTTAATACGACATATGAAATCGATGTATGAACACGAGCAACAAGTCAAGACAAGTATCTGAGATTATACGCTGTGGCAAAGATCCGGCGTATTTTTTCAATAACTACGTAAAGATCCAGCATCCAACTAAGGGAACGATCCCATTTAAGACGTTCCCATTTCAAGATGACTGCGTCAATGACTTCATAGAAAATCGATTTACAGTCATTGTCAAGAGCAGGCAGCTTGGCTTGTCAACTCTTGTTGCTGCATATTCTGTTTGGCTTGCGCTCTTCCAGAAAGACAAGAATATCCTCATCATCGCAACTAAGCTGGGTGTTGCGCAGAACTTCATTAAGAAAGTGAAGACAATGGTGAGTAACCTTCCGCCGTGGATGGTGCTCCCGCAGATCACTCTCAACAACCGGCAGATGATCGAATTTAGTCATGGATCTTCGATCAAGGCTGTTCCCACATCAGAAGACGCAGGTCGTTCTGAGTCGCTGTCGCTGCTGATCATCGACGAGGCAGCATTCGTTAGAAACTTTGATGAGCTATGGACGGGCTTGTACCCTACGATCTCAACTGGTGGTCGTGCTATTGTGCTTTCAACACCTAACGGTGTGGGTGGACAATACTACAAGCTTTTCACTGAGGCTGAGTCGGGCTTAAACGAATTTAAGGCCATCAGGCTGAACTGGGACGTTCATCCTGAACGTGATCAGGCGTGGTTCGAGAAAGAGACAAGAAATCTATCCGCTAAAGAGATCGCTCAGGAGTACTTGTGCGATTTCGCTGCGTCAGGTGAGACGTTCCTCAATGACGACGACATCAAGTGGATTAGCAAGATTATACGACCTCCAATTGATCGCGGCGGGCCAGATAGAAATGTCTGGATCTGGAAGCACGCGCTGTCAGAGCACAAGTACATCGTCTCTGCTGACGTTGCAAGAGGCGATGGGAAAGATTACTCAACTTTTCACGTCATCGATTGCACTGAAGGTGAAGTAGTCGCTGAGTACAAGGGTAAGATTGCACCAGATAAGTTTGGTGAACTCTTAAATGAGTATGGTTTGCTGTACAATAAGGCGCTAATGTGCCCTGAGAATAACTCATTTGGATATGCAACCATAGTCAAGCTTAAAGATCTAGGCTACCCAAAGATGTACTATAACAAGAACAAGTCTGTCTACATCGGCGACTATGTTCCACCTGCTGAGACAGAGCTGGCAGGTTTTACAACGAGCGGCAAGTCAAGAAACCAGATCCTCACAAAGCTCGAAGAGGTCATCAGAAACAAACAGCTTCTAATATACTCGTCTCGTTTCTATGAAGAGTTGAAGACATTTGTCTGGAATGAGAACAAAGCACAGGCAATGAAGGGAGAGAACGACGATCTTATTCTCTCGCTCGCCATCGGAACTTGGCTCTATGATGCATCAAATGACTATGGCAAGGACTCAGATAAGTTAAACAATGCAATGCTTGCCGCGATGGGTTTTAAGAACAAGCAATTTAATGGTGCAGCAAACGACGTAATATCAAACAAGCACCAACAAGAGTCAAACCGAGATCGCGTGCTGCGCGGACACTCGCGGCCGATGGGGATACCTCCTGAGTTCGCGTGGGTGTATAAGAACTAGGAGAATAAATGGCGCAAGATAGTAACCTCTTTAATAGGCTCACTAAGCTCTTCAGGAGCGGCCCAGTCATTAAGAGAAGAGTGAGAGAAGTCACTCCTTCAACAAAGTCAACTTCAGCATTTGAGCAGTTTAGAAAAGCTCAGAGCTACGTCTACAGCTCAGCGATGAGTGCATACGGTTCTTATGACCGTATGGCAAGGTACTCTGACTTCCAAGAGATGGAGTACACACCAGAGATCGCCTCAGCACTTGACATCTACTCTGAGGAGACAATCTCACCCGATGAGAAGGGCAATGTCCTCCACATCCACTCAGAAAATCCTGTCGTCCACAAGCTTCTTAACGAGCTCTTCTATGACACTCTCAATGTCAACTTCAACTTGACAGCTTGGGCACGTAACATGTGCAAGTACGGTGACTTCTTCCTCTTCAACGACGTTTCACCTGATCAAGGTGTCATCAACGTCTACCCAATTCCAGTCAATGAGATTGAGCGTGAAGAAGGGTATGATAAGGACGACCCAATGGCCGTGCGCTTCCGATGGTTGACGCAGGGAAATCAAGTTCTTGAGAACTGGCAGGTGTCACACTTTAGAATTCTAGGTAATGATGCATTCTTGCCTTACGGCTCATCAGTTCTTGAAGCAGCACGTCGTATTTGGCGTCAGCTGATCCTCGTCGAGGACGCGATGCTTGTCTACCGCGTTGTCCGTGCACCAGATCGTCGCGTATTCTACATTGACGTGGGTAACGTACCTCCTGAAGACATCGCCAATTACATGGAGCAGGCACAAGCACAGCTCAAGAAGAGCCAAGTTGTTGATAAGCAGACAGGGCGCGTCGACCTGAGATACAATCCACTGTCAGTAGACGAGGATTACTTCATTCCTGTACGCGGCGGTCAATCGGGCACAAAGATTGAGCCACTCGCTGGTGGCGCAAATGCAGCAGCAATTGAGGATGTACAGTACATCCAGAAGAAGATGTTCGCTGCATTGAAGATCCCAAAGGCCTATCTCGGCTATGACGAAGGCTTGGGAGCAAAGGCAACACTGTCCCAGGAAGACATCAGGTTTTCTCGCACAATTGCTCGCATCCAACGCACAATCGTGTCCGAGCTCAATAAGATCGCCATCATCCACTTACACTCCAACGGATTTGACGGCCCCGACCTCCTTGACTTCGACCTTAAGCTGACAAATCCTTCAACGATTGCACAGCAGCAGAAGCTTGAGCTCTACAACACCAAGTTCCAGATTGCAGGATCTGCCAACGGCATTCCCAACCTTGTTGACAAGCGTTGGGTTCGCAAGAAGATCTTCCAGATGACTGATGAAGAGATCGACGCCATTGAGAAGGGTATCATCAAGGACAAGGAGATGGAGCTCAAGGTCGAAGCAGTCAAGCTGCCTGAAGACAAATCTACAGCTCCTGACATGTCATCCATGGCAGCAGGTATTCCAACAAGCCCATTCGCATCTGAGCCTGAAGCGCCTGCTACAGAGCCAACGCCACCCGCCGGTGGTGAGACACCTCCAGCAGCACCAGCGGCACCTGGCCCTGAGACGGCTTCTTCAAACACAAACAAGCGCGGCCTAGGAATTCTAGCAGAGCCAGATTTTGACCTGTCTAACTTGTCAATCAATGATGAAAGTGCACCCATCAAGGCACAGAACACGGTTGACGCGATAGGCCGTAAGCTGCTCGGTGAGAGGATCGAGGGAAAGACGCAGGCAGATCGTGATCGCTACAATGCAAAGAGGAAGCGCCGCGGCCACCTGCACAACATGTCTGATCACAATGCAATGGTCAGTCACGACAAGAGTGATCAAACTGACTCGATTGCACACCCATTTGGTGCAAAGAACGATCTAATCAATCCATTTAAGGATGTGCTTAAGGAGATTGATGACGACGTCGACCCAGATGATGACTACACCTTCAACGATACAAGAATGTCAGAGATACACAGTGTTTTAGGTTCAATGCGACGTAAGAATATATTTAATAGGCAGATCTCTGCGTCTAGCAATACGACAGAGGAGGACGAATGAACATCCAGCACAACAAGAAGCGAAATGTCGGTATCATCTATGAGCTGCTACTGCGCTCAGTATCAGCAGCAATAGTTGAGAATGATAAGACGAGAGCACAAAGAGCTCTTGACATCATTGAGAAGTACTATGATAAGTCAACTGAGCTCTACAAGGAATACAGGCTCTTCAACGCGCTTGTCAAGTCAACTGTGAGTGACACACCTGTAGCTGCTGCCGTCCTTGCTGAAGCCAAATCAGCAGCTCGCAGAGCAGATATGCGCAAACTTGATCACGAGAAGTCGCTCCTGATCAGGGAGATCAACCACAACTTAAGAGATGACGATTTTTATCAGAGAAGAATACCTGACTATCGTTTCTACGCAACTGTGCAAAATCTCCTGAACGAGTGGTGCGCAGGTGATCGCTCTGATTTAACGAAGATGGTGATGCTCGAGGGACAAGTTGTCCACTGGCTTCTCGCTGAGAAGAAAGAACTTCCTGTTGATCTCGATGCACCTACACCTGAAGTTGATAATCTTGTCGTCAAGCTCATGAACGAGAAGTTCAATGAGAAATATGCAGGCAAGCTCAATGTGGATCAGACAAAGCTGATCCAAGATTACATCTTCAGCATTGAGAACGGTCAGGAGGAGAAGTTCCTTGGTCGTCTCAATTCTCTCAGAGAGACAGCACTCACTAGAGTGCGCCAGCTAAAGACAGCAACTAAAAATCAAACTCTGCAAGAGAGGATACCCCTTGTGGAGACAGCTTTACGCAACTTAAATTTCACATCACTCAATGATGAGACAATCTCACGCTTTATGACAGTGTCTCAATTAGTGACAGAACTGAGCGAGGAGGAAGACGATGGCCAGTGATAACATGGTTCTTTTAAAGGAGTGGCTGCCACTTAAGTACTCACCTGACATTGTTCGTGAGTCAAAGCAGCTTAACGGTGGCAAAGTAATGCTCCGTGGTGTCATCCAGCGTGCTGATACACTGAACCAGAACGGTCGTATTTATCCACGCGCCATCCTTGAGCGTGAGATTGATAACTACCAGAAGTTCATTCGTGAGAATAGAGCACTGGGTGAGTGCGATCATCCTGACACGTCTGTCGTAGAATTGAAGAATGTGTCACACATTGTGCGCGAAGCCAAGATGGACGGCGACACTGTGACGGGCGTTGTGGAGCTACTTGACACACCTAGCGGTAAGATCCTCCAGAGCCTCGTTGAGGCAGGTATCACACTGGGCATCTCATCTAGAGGTGTTGGATCAACACGTAATCAAAGCGGTGCTGTTGTAGTTCAAGATGACTTCCAGCTGATCTGCTTCGACATCGTCTCAGAGCCTTCAACACCGGGCGCATTCATGATGAATGAGAGCAAGGTGATATCAGGCAGAGAGTTGAAGAAAACTTTTACGAAATCCGACAGAGTTAATAGGATCTTCACAGACATCTTAGCATGGAAGTAGTATGAAGTTATCCAAAGAAGATCTGAAGGGCATCGTAAAGGAGTGTCTCGTAGAGATACTAAGTGAGGGCCTCGGTGGCGGTGGCAACCTTGTTGAAAGCCGTCAAGTTCAACGTCAAGCGCCAGCTGCTCAAGCACCTACACGCAATTTAAGCGGCAGGACAGGAGCAGCTCCGCAGCAACAACCGCGGCAGTCTGTCTATGACAAGCTTGCATTTGCACCCACACGTGAGCAAGTGCAGAGAGCTGCGCCCGCTGTCAAGAAGATCAACCCACTCAGCATGGTCAAAGACATTACATCTGATCCCATCATGGCGGGCATCCTGGCAGAAACTGCTTCGTCAGGTCAGCACATGCATATGGGCGAAAGTAATAATAGAAACGCACAACCTTCACATGAAGAGCAAGTGATGTCAGCAGGTGACGCTGCAGCAAGAAAGATGATGATGTCAGATCCTACTGACTTATTTGGTGAGAGCGCGTCAATGTGGTCAGCATTGGCATTCTCAGAGAAAATAAGAAAGTAGTAAATTTGCAAAGTTCGTGATAATTAATTTATGTTCCATAGGAGTTTACAATGAAGAAGCTTACACCCCAGATGCTTAGAAGAATGGTCCTCGAGGAGAAGAAGAAGGTCGAGGCTGCTCACGCTAAGGAGAATGCAAAGGCCCGTAAGGCCTACCACCTCGATGAGACCGAGGAGCAGTGGGCAGACGCAGATGTTCCAGCAGCCAAGGAGTACAAGCCTGGCTCTAAGGACATGGAAGCAGCTAAGATGCTCAAGGAGGAGGAAGTTCGCCTCCGCCGCCGTCTCCAGGCCGTCATGGAGCGCCGTCTTGCTCTCAAGCGTCGTATCATGGAGAGCCTCTAATCTCTCTGTTCAGTTTGTGATCTACTAAGGAGGGAGAGACAAGATGGCAGTTAACTATACAACAGTTGTGTCGCCAGATGATGGCGCAAAGACAGGTGGCCTTGGAAATCGTAACCAGGTCAACCTGAAGTCGTGCTTTCCCTCTTCACCCATCTACAGCAATGTGTACACACCCACTGCTGCTGAGAATGCAGGTATCTCTGCATTGAATGGCAACGGTGGGCCCGGTGATAGCATACCCAGCATCGGTATTGCTGACGGTGTGCTTGATGACGGTGGGTACATGTTCAACCAGGTTGACTTGCGTTTTGCTGGCCGTAGATCATCAGGTGTAGATGATGCTTACGCTGCTCCTAATCTCTCTGAGGTTGTGACAGGTGGCGAAGGCCTCCCAGCATCACCTTACATTCCCAATCTTACGTCGCCTGGCGAAGGTAACGGGACCGATCCGTTTGCACAGCCAGAGTTCACAGGCGATCTACCTTACGGTGGTGATCCTGGACAGGCAGCAGCAACGCAGTTCGGTCGTGGCGAAGGTGTAGCAGCCAATCCTGTGACTGCTACGGCAGAAGTTGCACGAGCCACAATCGGCAAGTTCATGCTGGGAACTTCTAAGATTACTTGAGCATGAGAGACGCACCTCCGACTACGCATCGCTTTTGGTTTAAAGGCGATGCAAATGCAGGTGCAGGATACGGTACACTAAAGAAAAAGTTCTCCGGTGGCGATTATACCACTGTGGGAACTTTTCCTTATATCGAAGACGATGACACGTTTGAAGATGAAGATCTTGACGATCTAATGCACACGCAAGATTTCATCAACAAGACAGGCTACACAGGTGTTGCTAAGCCTAGAGCACACATTAGAAAGGATAATGCATCTTTCACAAAGATGCGGTGGAGCACACCGCTTGAAGAAGCGTCGATCATGAAAGGCATCACACCCTTTCCTGCGTCAATGCTCTATAAGAACTTCACAGGTCCTGCCGTGGGTGGTGCATCTACCAATCAATCTTTTACAAATGCTCCTGGGCGTCTTATAGGTAATCAGTACGGTTCAACACGCGCAAGCCCACTTGCTGATGACGAACTTATCACAATCGACAGATTAAATGATCTTATGGATCCAGACACCCGCAATCTTGTTAAGCAGCGCTTAAAAATAAAGATATTGCAGGATGTTTGACAAAGAACCTAATATGTATTGAAAGCAGGGAAACAGTTAATGTCAAAGACACTATATGATGAAGCAATCGCCGATGCTAAGCGACTTCGCGAAGTTGCTGAGCTGAATGCCAAGAATGCAATCGTAGAAGCAGTCACGCCGCGCATTAGAGAGTTCATCGACAGCCAGCTCGTAGGCGACCCAACAAAGGCCGTCACAGCTGAGAAGTTTCTTGTTGATGCTCTGAACGAAGGTGCAACGGATGACAGCGGAGAGGACGATGTCGTCCTTGACGAAGCTGCTCTTAAGTCACTTGTCTCGCTATTCACACCTAAGCAGACGACGCAAGCAAAGGACAGCTTCCAGGAAGCATTTGACCAGCTTAGCGAAGATGAAAAGAAGAAACTTTTGAACCTGATCAGCGAAGAGAAAACTGACGCCGATCTGGACGAGAATGAAGAAGAAAGCGCACCAGCGCAGGAGAAGAAAATGGACGAATCACTCTATGAGATTGATCTGAATGAGCTCAAGAAGGAGCTTGCTGCAGTTGCTTCTCCTGGTAAGCCCGCAGCTGGTGTTAAGCCTTCAAAGGCACCAATGCCTGCTAGAGCAGGCGGCATGAAGAAGTCACCTGCACCCGCCATGGAAGACATGTTCGAGCTTGATGAAGAGCTATACGAGATGGACATGGAAGGCGACCTTGATGAGGAATATATGGACGAGCTCAATGAGGCCAAGCTTGAGGTTGACCTCGGTGATCTCGAGCTCCCAGAAGATTTCATGCCCTCCGTTCGGGTTGTCCCCGAGGAAGAGGAAGAGGACATGCTCGCAGCTGATGACAGCGACATGGGTGACATGGTTCCCGATGCCGAAGAAGCACCTGCTGATGAGGCTCCTCCCGCTCCCGTCGCTGAGACATTCTACGTCGACGAGAATATGCTCCGTCGTGAGCTCTTCCGCCTCCGCGAGGCTCGCAAGCAGAAGGAGGACAAGCTCCTCAACAAGAAGAGCCTCAAGAGCGCTTCACACGTCAAGGCAGCTGCTAAGGCATTCGGCGACGGTGAGCTCGAGGAAGTCGATGAGGTTGAGATCAACGCTCTCGACAACGCCAAGAAGCACAAGCTTAAGAAATTGAAAGAGGCACGCGATAATCGTGCTCTCGTAACCCAGCTCAATGAATACAGAAGCGCTGTTGAAACGCTTCGTGAGCAAATGACTGATATGAACCTCTTCAACGCGAAGCTGCTCTACGTCAACAAGATGCTGCAGTCAAAGGATTTGACACCTAAGCAACAGAAGGTCGTCATTGAGGCCATCGACGGCGCTAAGACACTACGCGAAGTGAAGATGCTCTTCAAGAGCCTGACTGAGTCACTGACTGGCGGCAATGGTGCCACACTCAATGAGTCAGCAACCAGGTTCAACGCCGGGGGTTCTTCCCGCGCGACCTCATCAGCTGCCGCCCGCACAGGCGAGACAGCAGAAGTCGACCGCTGGGCGACGCTCGCCGGTCTCAAGTAATTTGTTAAGTATTCAAGGAGTTTAATAACATGTCAAAGGCATTCTCCCTTAACCACCTCACCGAGGGCATTAAGGATCGCAATAACAGCCAGGAAGGTGCACGTCTCGTTGAGAAGTGGAGCCGCACCGGCCTCCTCCGTGGCCTCGAGAACACCAAGCGCGACAACATGGCTCGCCTCCTCGAGAACCAGGCAGCTCAGGTCCTTCGCGAGGTCAACAGCCTCGGCGCAGGCGGTGGCAGCACATCCTCATCCGGCGACATCCGTGGCTTTGCCAACATCGCCTTCCCCATCGTCCGCCGTGTGTTCGGCGGTCTCGTGGCCAATGAGCTCGTCTCCATCCAACCCATGAGCCTTCCCTCCGGCCTCCTGTTCTACTTGGACTACACCTACGGTAACAACGTCGGTGGTGACGTCAACCTTGCAACAGGCGCACTCGGTGATGCATCAGCACGCACCTACACACAGGGCAAGTCCATCTACAACAACCCCACTGGTAAGGGCATCCGCTCCGGATCTCTCGCCACTGGTGGTCAGTACGACCTCGTCGGCACTTCTTACTCACAGGTTCACTCAACTGTTAAGCTTTCATCTATCCTAGGCTCAGGTTCTTTCCACACAGGAAACACACTTACAGCACAGATTGCAGCATTCGCAACTGGTACCGATGGTAAGCTCCTCCAGTTCGACCCACAGATCACCAACCTCATCGAGGCAAACAGCGGCGGTCCAGGTGAGACAGCTGGTAACGGCGTCTTCTCATTCGTTGTCGCTCCTCTCTCAGGTTTCACAAACTTTGACACCACACAGGTCAAGGATGTGTCTCTCTTCACAGTTGGCACAGTGAACGGTCTCAAGGCGATCCCAGAGACAATCCAGGGTGGCACAAACATCCTTAACGTTCGTCGTCTCAACCAGCTTGGTACATTCTCCGGCGGCGTCTTCACACCAAACCCACTCGTTGCAATCGGTGATACGAATGCCGCACTTCTGACTGTTGTTTCAGGCGTCTTTGTTGGACCCACATCTGTGTCCAACCTCACCGCTTCGTACGTCATCTCCGACGCATTCAGCGCCGACCCCAATGACGCATCAGCTCTTACCGTTCCCGTGTTCGAGTCTGACTTTGGACCCAGTGGTCAGGGCTACACACCCTCACCTATCATCCCTGAGATCGACATCAAGATCGAGTCCATCGCCGTCACAGCTACCACCCGTAAGCTGCGCGCTCGCTGGAGCCCAGAGCTCGCTCAGGACCTCAACGCCTACCACAGCATGGACGCCGAGGTTGAGCTCACTCAGATCCTCTCCGAGCAGATCGCTCTCGAGATCGACCGTGAGATCCTCAATGACCTGCTCACCCAGGCCAACGGCGCCAACTACTACTGGTCACGTGCACCAGGACGTTTCGTCAACAAGGTGACAGGTGCTGAGATCCTCCAGGGCACCAATGCTCCCGGTCCCCAGTTCACTGGTACCGTTCGCGAGTGGTACGAGACTCTCATCGAGACCATCATCGACGTCGCCAACGAGATCCACCGCAAGACCCTCCGTGGCTCGGCCAACTTCATCGTGGTCTCACCCGATGTGGCGACCGTCCTCGAGGCTTCGGTCCTCTACAAGCCCAGCTACAGCCTCGACGGCCAGGGCCAGGTCGGCAGCGGCTTCTCGATCGGTGCAACACCCATCGGCAGCCTCAGCAACCGCTTCACAGTCTACAAGGACCCCTACTTCCCCCGTAACAAGATCCTCGTCGGTTACAAGGGCGGTAGCTACCTCGAGACCGGCTACGTCTACGCACCTTACGTCCCACTGATCGTCACTCCCACCATCTTCGCTCCAGAGGATTTCACCCCACGCAAGGGTGTGATGACTCGCTACGGCAAGAAGATGGTCCGCAGCGACTTCTACGGTACGGTCACGTGTTTAGACATGAACATCATCTGATGTTCTAGCCGTTAGGCAAACAGGCGGCCACCCTTCGGGGTGGCCGTTTTGTTTTGGATGCAGCATCAATAAATCATCAGAGCAGCATCAGATAATGCAGATTGCATGATCAATAAAAATACAATGATCAATACACTAAAATAGACAATTTAACAGAAACAGCAGAGAGTGATATTTAGAGCATAGGAGAAAGATTTATGGGACGTCGTTGGTGGCAGAAAGAAGCCCGTCGGATGCAAAATGAGCAAGTAACAGCACCAGAAGCTGTGTCATCTGTCGAAGCTGTACCCGATATTACCGATATACACGTTGCTGCAGCCGCGGCAGCAGTTGAACTAACTGAGACAGTCGCAACAATCTCTGACGATGATGTTGATCAAGTCGTATTGACAGCAGAGCAGGAAGCTATAGAAGACGCAAAGGACGCAGAAGTTCCCGCTCCTGTCAAGGTCGTAACACAAAATAACTTTAGCAACAACAAGAAAAAGCGCAGATGACTGAGGACCTCATCAGGAAGATTGTGAGAGCTATCCTGCATGAGAGGTTAGTTTCACTTCCTGGTGGAAAGTGGGCCGTGTATCCCAAGAAAGGTGGTAAAAGATTGGGAACTCACGATACCAAGTCAGGTGCTCTGCGACAGCTTGCTGCTATTGAGATCTCAAAGAAGCGTCGAAAAGCTTGATGCAGGCACAACACCTCTTGCTCGATACTTAGTATAGAGCAAGGGCGTGTCTGATGTCTACATTCGCAACAACCCTAAATCCGACACCTTTCGGAGTTTTTGATCTCGAATCTGACTTTATATCAGAAGCAGACAAGATGGTTGTGTTCGTCAAGCGTCGGCTTGGCGACGACATTTTATCTGTTGAGTTGACTAAGAAGCAGATCTGGGCTAACTTTGAGGAAGCTTGCTTTGAATACGGCTCCATCCTCAATCAGTACCAGGCAAAAAGTCAACTTGTCAACTGGCTAGGATACGCAACAGGCACACTGTCTGGATCCGAGCAGCTGTATCCACGTGAGAGCCTTGAGTTTCTAACACGATTTGCGGAACCCTACGCCTCAGAAGCAGACGTAGGCGGATCATATAACCAGATCTCAGGATCTATTCTCCTTGATCCTGGCCGTCAAGATTATGACATCTACACAGAACTTTTAGACACCAACAACACACCTATTGTTAGCTCTTCATTAAACACGATGGGTGGAAAAATGCGGATTAGTGAAGTATTTCACTTTTCACCACAGGCAGCATATCGTTTTTTTGACACAACCTCAGCAATCAACTATTTGAACAACGCATTCTCGTTTGAGTCATTCACACCAGAGACAATATTCTATGTCCTGCCTGTCTTTGAAGATATTCTTCGAGCAGGCCAGCTTGATCTGTCTAATAGAGTCAGAAGATCAAATTATTCATATAAAGTCATAGGAACTAAGATACGCATCTATCCGATGCCTACAAAGCTCACAGATCCCATGCCACGCTTGTTTATTCGTGTCAAGTTTATGCAAGATCCATTAAATCCTGCGTTTAGAGATAGATCAATCTACGGCGTGTCAAACTTGTCGAACATACCGTTTGGTAATTTGCAGTTCAATCGCATCAACTCGATTGGTAGACAGTGGATCCGACAGTACGCGCTTGCTCTATCAATGGAGACATTGGGATACATCCGAAGCAAGATGGGCACACTTCCTGTTCCAGGCGGCAATGTCACCTTAAACGGAGCCGACCTTGTCTCAAAGGGGCGTGAGGACAGGAAAGAGTTCATCACCAAACTCAAAGAGATGCTCGATACAATGACGTATGACAAGCTTATAGAGCAGCAAGCAACACGTTCAGAGAACTTGAGCAAGCAGTTGAAGTTTATACCTCCGCCAAACGGCAAAGCAATCTTCACGGGGTGACGGATGGCACGTCTTTTTATCACTGAAAGAGAGATGAACTTCATAAACGACATCATGAAAGAAGTCGTTAAGGATGTCATAGGCCAAAAGATCTATTATTTCTCTATATCAGAGATAAAGTCACGCGTCCATGATGTGTATGAAGAAGCACCCAATAAGATTTTTGAGAATCCTATCGAGCTTGATGCACTTGTCAAATACTCAGGTCAAGAGGTAAAGACGAATCGATTCGGGTCAGAAGAATACTACAACATCGAATGCTACATACAGGAAAGAGACCTAATTGACAAGCAAATAGACGTCAGAGAGGGTGACTTTTTCTCATATGGCGATACATTCTTTGAAATAATCAAGGCACCAAAGTCGGACGTCATCTTTGGTCAGATCGAGCACAAAAGCTACGTCACCGTGTCAGGAAAGCAGGCACGTAAAGGACAATTTATCACCAAAGTTTTTGGCCCAACATCAGAAGCATACTCAGATCCAGATGCCGTGCAGACAACCTTTGTTCAACAACGTGGATTTGAAGAGAACAGGCTTGGAAAGACAGGCGATGTTCGAGATCTACAGAGGACAGGTGTGTTGGACGCTCCGCTTACCGGACCTGCTGAGGTGTCACCATCCGGCGATCCAGAGAACGTAGGCTCAGCATTCTACGACGAGTCATAAGATGGCAGATAAAATAAAGACAGGCTATGAAGGCACCAACGTCCCGGACGATTTTTCTATTCCTCCTGTTGGAATAGAGGATATCGATCGTGCAATTTTTACTCTATTTGACAAGAAGCTTGCATTCGAGACAAAAGTCAATAATCAGACAACACGTGTTCCTGTCATCTTTGCGTCAGGTGAACGTTTTGCTCTGACACGTCGTGACAATCCGCTGCGTGACAAGAACAACACATTGATCTTACCACTGATCTCAATAAAACGCGGTGCTATTGGTCACAAGACACAGGCTGACGTCTTTGGCACGGCAATTAGTATTAGACAGACAGGCGACTACTACATAAAGAAGAAGCTGGATGTAGGCGATCGTGACTACCAGAAGCTGGTCAACAATCTCAATTTGATGAACCAGAAGGATGTTGCGACAAGGAGCCACATCTCTGACACGTCAACAACACCAGGCACTCAAGCTGTTGAAGGCACAGTTGCGTCGCGTCGCCAAGGCCCACCTCTATCATTTAGAAGCACGTCAAAATATACACCACTTTCTAATGATCTCACTAACAACATCTACGAGTTTATTACTGTACCTTATCCAAAGTTTGTAGGCATCACATACAACGTCATTTTTTGGACGCAGTACATGCAGCAGATGAACCAGCTGATCGAGACACTGATGATGAAGTTTAGTGGCCCATCACCCGAGTTTCTACTTGAGACCGACAAGGGCTACACGTTCACTGCATTTGTGCAGAACACCTTCTCCAACTCAGACAACTTGGAAGAGTTCACAAACGATGAGCGTATCATAAAAGTAGGGTTTGACATCAAGGTGCCAGGTTATATCATCGCTCCTGAGCACCCAGGTCTGCCCTCACCATTCAGAAGATTTATCAGTGCGCCTCAGATCAACTTTGAGATATGGGAGCAGAATGCACAGCTTGTCAACGAAGTGCAAGGCAATAAGACAAAAGACAACATTGATAAGTTTACACTAACAGATGTAGAAGTTCTCAATAAGAATGGTCAGCAAGTTGAGAACAGAGGGGCAGAGCCGCTTCGTGTCATCGAGAACGTCACTAATCCCTTCTCAGGTCAGCAGCAGCCTAAATACCTAAAGGTGACGTCAAGAGTTGCAAAAGCAGGTGAAACAATACTTACGGCGCAGAAGATCCGTAAGATAGATACTCTCGACTGAGCATTTAGAAGTTTGACAGGATAGTTATATTCGGCTTTGAAGTCGGAGTAATGATGGCAGAGACAACTTTTAGGTCGCCTGGGTTCTTTGAGCAAGAGATTGATTTATCATCTCCCGCAACACCAGGTGTATCGGGCGTTCCAGTCGGTGTGATTGGAACAGCAGAAATCGGCCCTGCGTTCGTCCCAGTGACGGTGGGCAATGCAGCACAGCTTCAGCAAGTTTTTGGCGCTCCCCGCGCATCTGACGTAGGCCTACAGGGGGCCAGTCAG